ATTAGAACTGTACTAGCTAAAATGGATAATAATAAATGGTAGGTGATTGATATAGCACTCAATAAGGTTTGCGGTGGTACATCATGCAATGCAAGGATACCATATGCTGATAGGTATTGTAATAAGTGCAAGCAGTCAGTTGAGGTCAACAGGTCTGATAACAATAGATACTATGATAAGACTATTCGACAGAGTGATGATGATATTAAATATTATAACTTCTATCATAGCAAAGTATGGAGACAAACAGCAGATGAAGTCAAACGTATATATAAGACAGTAGATATATATGAGTACTTTGTTAATGGGGTTATATGTGTGGGATATGTTTGTCACCATATAGAGCCTATTAAAATAAAGGCTGGATGGGAACATAGGCTTGATATTGATAAAATTATTTATCTATCTGATGACAATCATAAGCTGGTGCATAGCATGATGGAAAGGGATAGTGAAGGAACTAAAAAATTATTATTAAGCTTGATAAAACGGTGGGAAAATGAAAGACCTATGGGGTAGGGGTAGCAAAAAAGTTTGAGCGGACAGGGTAAGCACCGATGATGAGGATTCGCTTAAACTTATCTCCCTTATAAAAATTTTAGGCAGGGGGGCGTGAGGCATGGCGAAAAACAGTAAGCCGGTTGATTTGATGTCAAAACATCTTACGGATACAGAATATATGCAGAGAAAAGAGCAAGAAGAAAAGTTAAAAGGCAGCAATGATTTAGTATATACACCACCAAAACATCTGTCAACTGCGAACAAAAAACTGTATAAAACTTTAGTAGGACAGTTAAAAAACAGTGACATTTTGTGTGATTTAGATATGATAATTCTTGAAAATACAGTTGATTCGATATCAAGAATGAGAGAATGCAACGAGTTAATTACTAGGGATGGGATAACATATGAGAATACAAAAGGTGATATTTTGAAGAATCCTGCATGTCAGGCTTACAAAGATTATAACGCTATATTTAACAAGTGTTGTCAAGAACTTGGTTTGTCACCTTCTGCAAGGGCTAGATTAGCGTTTGGTAATTTACAATCACAGCTTGAAAATGAAGATCCTGTTAATATAGCGTTACGAGGTGATTAACCTTGTTGCTATTAGAAAAATCATTGCAGTATGCAAATGACGTTGTAAATGGCGTAGAGATTACAACCCCAGAGGTTAAAATACAATGCAAATGGTTTTTAAAAGATTATTACAAAAGACAATATCAAAAAAACTTTGATTTTTATTTTGACGAAAGCAAACTTAAAATCATTAACAATCTACTTAAATTACTGAATTTTGCAACTGGATTTGTAGCCGGTAAACAAGTATTAGAAAGTTTGGCAAGTTTCCAATGTTTTCTGTTAGCAAATATATTCGGTTGGCGGTATAAGGAAAATAAAAAGAAATTTAGATACAACGATGTTACATTGTTTATTTCACGCAAGAATGCTAAAACAGCGTTGGTTGCAATAATTTTTATATTGTTAATGTTGACAGAAGCACCATACAGTGAGTTTTACTCTATATGTCTTACGAAGGAACAGGCGGCAGAGGTTAGAAAGGCTATGACACAAATATTAGGACATAGTCCACTAATCAATAAACACTTTAAAGTTAGCAAAAATTTTACTGGTAACATTTTGTGTAAGCTTACTAATTCGTTTTTTCAGCCAAGAGTTTCAGAAAGTGGAAAAAATAATAGTATTCGCCCCTGCTCATTTGTATCTGATGAACACGCTAATTTTGAAGAGAATAGTAACTTTACTGCTATGAAATCTGGAATGAAGAATGTTGAAAATCCTATTGTATTTAGGACAACAACAGCTTATGCAGTGAATAACAGCATATTCATTGAGGATTTAGAATACATACGGAAAGTATTTAATGGTAAAGTAAAAAATGAACGTCAATTTGCATTACTATATTATGCCGATGAAAAACATCTATGGGATGATATTGGTATGTATCAATCTAATCCTTTAAGAGTGGAGGCAAATTATGATGAAATAAGGGAAGAACGAGCCAGAGCATTAGAACAATCTAATCTTGTAACTGAATATCTGACAAAATCAATGAATAAATTCCAAACTGATATTAGTATTGAATTTTTTATTGATATGAAATATTGGCATAAGACGGTAGTAGATAAGCTTATTTTAAATGGCAAATGTGTTGCTGTAGGAATTGATGCGAGTTTAACTACTGACCTTACAGCAGTTTCGATTATGTATGTTGAAAACGGTAAATATTATCTATTTTCTCATGCTTTTCTTCCTGAAGATACTTTAGGTAAACGCAGAGAAAAAATAGATTATAGGCGTATGGAACAACTTGGTTACTGTACAATATGCAAAGGTGGCATGGTAGATTACAACGTAATTGAGGATTATGTAAGAAGTATAGAATCGAAGTTTGGTTGTACTATTGAAGTAATAGCTTCTGATCCTGCTAATATTGTACAGACGTTGCAGAGATTAGCTGAAGATTATGAAGTCGTGACACTTGCACAAACATATACAAAAATGTCTCCACCAATAAAGTCATTTAGAGATTCAATTTATGGCGGTAAGTTGTACCATGAAAAGAACGATCTACTTGATTGGTGTGTAAGTAACACAACTACCGTAACAGGGCGCACCAGTGGTGATGTTCTTTTATGTAAAGTAAATAAAAATAAAACTAGAATAGATATGACGGTTGCATCTGTTATCGCTTATAGTCAAATATGTTTAGAAGATAATTCGTTAGAAATAACAGAAGAATATTTGAATAATTTCTATAGTCAGGGGTAGGTGAGATATGAAACTAAAATTAAATAAAATTATGCAGAAATTCAATCAAGTATTAAGCCATACTATAGCGGAGGTTTTTATAGTATTAGGCTTTTTATTAATTATAGGTGCTACTTTTATGATTAACATTATAGCTGGTATTTATTTATCAGGTATTATTTTAATATTATGTGGGTTATTCATAGCATCAAATAGAAAGTGAGGTGATAAAGGTTGAAATTATTCGGTAAACAGATACAAAATAGCTATACATTAACCAGCACCGATAGCGAATTTCTAAGTAGTTTAGGCATTGATACAACATCAATAAGTGGTAGCAAATTAAGCGAGATAACATTTTTTACTTGTTTAAAACATTTAAGTGAGAGTATATCTAAGCTGCCAATAAATCATTATTCGCTTGATGATATCAAAGGGAAGGAGAAAATTAAGTCAAGTGAAATATTAAGCATATTAAATATACAACCTAATCCGTTTATGAATGCGACAACATTTTGGAGTTGTGTAGAATTAAATAGGAATTTTCATGGCAATTCTTATGTTTATATTGAAAGGTATAGAAATGCTGGTAAAAAGAATGGGCAAGTCAAGGGGCTTTGGGTACTTCCATCTAGTGAGGTAACTGTAATTCTTGATGATGTGGGTATATTTGGACAAAACAATAGCTTGTGGTATATGTGGAATGACAGCAAAGGTGGGAAAACTCATTACTTTTCTCATAGTGAAATAATGCATTTCAAATCAAGTATTTCATTTAATGGAATCGTGGGATTATCCATAAAAGATATTATTGGAAATGCTATTGATATATCGCAATATGGAGCTAACTACCTACAAAAATTCTATAGAAACGGTATGTTTGGCGGTAAGGTTATTTTGCAATATGCATCTGATTTTGACCCAAAGAAAAAAGATATGTTGGTTAAAGAAACTGAAAAATATTTGCAATCAAATACTGGTAGATTTTTGCCTATGCCAGTTGGGATTAGTGCTACTAAAATGGATTTGAGTTTGACAGATGCAGATATGTACAATTTAAGCAAATTAAATGCTTTGCAGATTGCAGCCTGTATGGGTATAAAACCAAACATACTTAATGATTACAGCAATAGCAGTTATAGCAATAGCGAAACCCAACAGCTAGATTATTACATTAACAGTTTTTCGCCAATTTTAAAACAGTATAAAGAGGAAATGTCAAGAAAATTGCTATTTGATTTTAGTAAAGAAATACTTGAACATGATATAAAGGCATTATTTAAGTTAGATCCTAAATCACAAATGGAGGTTCTTGTAAAAGGCATGAATAACTTCATGTTTACACCTAACGATTGTCGAGAGGAATTAGGTGAATCGTGGTTCGCTGGTGATAATGCAAATAAGCTTTATGGAAACGGTAATTTAATATCGTTAGATAAAGCAGGGGAAGGCGCAAATTATCCCACACCACCAAATAATACAGACCAGAAGGGGGGTGAATAACATAAAAATTATACAATTGGAAAGCGGAAAGTTAGAAATAAAGAACCAAACAAGTGAAACGGCAGACCTCTATATTTATGGTAATATTGTATCTACTGAATGGGATAAATGGGAAGAATCAGACGTTACACCTGAAGATATTAAAACATTTTTAGCTGAAATAGAAAATGCTAAAACGCTAAATATCTATATAAACAGTGGTGGCGGTTCTGTTTTTGCTGGTATGGCAATATACAATATGTTAAAGCGTAGCAAAGCATTTAAAACCGTATATGTGGATGGTGTGGCTGGTTCTATTGCATCTGTTATCACTATGGCTGGTGATAAAATTATAATACCTTCAAATAGCTATCTTATGATACATAAAGCATGTATAGGCGCAAGAGGTAATTCAAGCGAGTTGCGAAAAGTGGCAGACATACTTGATCGCATTGATGATGGTATCTTAGAAGCATATAAAACAAAGCTTGTAGTGGGTGTTGAAGTTGACA